GAGGACCGAGCGGGTCGTTTTGGGCATACGGGCGGGACGTTGAACCGATACCCCTCGAAGAGACCCTGGTCGACTCGGTAGAAACCGTCGAGTCACTGATCCGCACGGAAATGGGAAGGGAGGAATGATGGAAGAATTTACCTGTTCAACCAACGGATGCTACAGGAAGACCCGGACTCTTTGGATACACCCAGACGGGAGAGGATACCCGGAGCCCTACTGCGAGAAGTGCGGGGAGGTGGAGGAAATGAGCCCGTACCCCCCGGATCCCGGGGCCGGACTGGAGCGGGGGGAAGTCCGGGACCTCCTCGCCTCGCGGGAGCGAGGCAAACCGCCCGGGGCAGGGTCGTAGACCCTGCGCCACCCTGAACCGCTTCTTTGAACGAGACTTGAAAGGAAGAAGAACGATGGAAAAAGAAACGATCAAAGCGATGGAATCATTCGAAACCTGGATCGTCACGGAGATCGCAACAGCAAAAGCGAACCATAAACAAGCGGAACTCTCACGGCATGAATCTGACTATACCGATATCGATGCGCTAGAAGATTCAGTCGATGCGGAATCCAGAGTTACAGCACTCCAAGAATGTGCAAAGAAATTGTGGTCTCTTATCAAAGAGGAAGAAGGACGATGAGAAACACACAGGACCACCTGTCAGATGTCATCCGCTCCATCAAGGGAGAGGTCCGAAGGACCCGAGACCTGGTCCGAGATACCCTGACCACGGAACAATCAAAGGAGAGGGAGGGTCAGTACCTGAATGGTCTTCGTTATGCATTGGACCGCCTCAACCATGCCCTGGAAGAAGTCCGAAAGGAACGCAACTCCGTATGCAAAGCATGCGACCATAACATCTTGTTCCATGCTCCGGCTCCCTTCTCGATTCAGGCTCAGAATGGAGGATCCCCGTGGTGCGAAGGTGAATCCTTCAAGGGATCGAAGACCGACTGTGGGTGCAAGGAATTCATCCTTCAAGAGGAAGAGGAGGTGAAATCATGACGGAACTGCTGAAGAAACTGTACGCCCTCTATGATGACGCGCTTGCAGATCTCAAGGAAGCCCGGGACAAGTATGTTCCCCCCCGCGACCGGGAGATCCACCGCGCTTTCGTGAGGTCGTTCGAAGGCCAGGTCGAGGGTATACGGATGTCAATCCAGATCGTTAAGGGGGAGGCGAAATAATGGGAGATTTCCAAGTTTACACCGACAGGGAGCAATGTAACCTTTTCGAGGTTCCCTACTTCAGAGAAGCAGAGTTGACCATTAGAGCGGATCGGCTTCTGCGGTCGAAGGGAGGGGATGGATACGACAAGAAACACCAGGCCTATCTCAAGAGCTTCGGAACCCAGACAATTACGCTGGTAAGGGTCAAGGGGACAGGACCTGGTTGGTGGACCGTCACCGATCAGGAAAAGGATCTGACGGAAGGAAACGATTTGATGATTTATGACCATGATAACCCCAGAGGAGGTCAATGAAGCATTCATCTTGGCCCTCAAGGAAATGGACAGACAGATTGACCTTCTTAAAGAACAAGGAGATTGAACGATGAAACCTGAATTGCCCTGGTTGAAATGTAAGTATTGCGGAGCGGACACAGGGAATACTTATGTGGGTGTTGGTGATGTTTGTGTGAAACACATACCACGCGCACAAGAAGACTACGCAAAACTGAAATGGAAGAAAAAAGATGTGAAAAAAGAAAACAACGAGAGCGCTGGCAATTCCCCTTGACCCGACCGGGGGAGAGGGACTTGCTCCCTCTTCCCTACCCTCAATACTCCCCTGATTATGGGTAAATACATGGGCCATGGACAGATTGATCGGAAAAGAGAAAGACTTTCCCTCTCTCTTATATATATATATAATATAAAGAGAGAGATATACTCTCTCTCTAATTCTCTCTTTAACTCTCTCTTTAACTCTCTCTTTAATTATATATACTTACCACTCCATAGATACTATCCCCTCTCTGGAGAC